GCCTGTATTACCCCCAAGCAGGCAGAACCAAACAGAACCAAACTTGGTTCAACCAAAATTAGATCAGGGTGGTCATGTTCGGCCCAGACTTGAAACGGCGCGGAGGGGGGATAGTGAGGGGTCGCATGGTCCGGCCGCTGCGGTGTGGTTGCGTGATGTTTATGGGATGACGCTTAGGCCGTGGCAGGCGTACGCGTTGGATCGTGCCCTCGAGTATGACAAGGATGGCCTCATTTGGGCGAGCGTGATTATTACGGTCGGTCGGCAGTCCGGTAAGAGCTGGTTATCGCGTGCCGTGTGCATGTGGCGCCTACACAATGCGGAGTTATTCGGTGAACCGCAAACCATTATCCACGTTGCCAATAAGCGGGAGACCGCTATGGAAGTTATCAGGCCGGCAATGCAATGGGCCGTAGAAACGTACGGCAACAAAGCAGCCAGGTGGGGCAACACCATGGCAGGTATTAACCTGCCGACTGGTGATCGTTGGATTATTCACGCCGCGAACGAATCGGCCGGCGTTGGCTATTCCGCGGGAATGGTGTTTGCGGATGAGGCGTGGAAAATTGAACGGCGCGTAATTGAGGATTCACTCGCCCCGACAATGGCCGAAAGAAACCAACCCCAATTGTGGCTAGTGTCAACGGCCGGGGACTCATCGTCGGAACTAATGCTCACAGCTCGAGCCCGGGCCATAGACAACCTAGACACACCGACGTCGGAGCTGCTGCTTGAATGGAGTGCGCCACCGGACGCAGACCCCGACCTAGTCTCGACCTGGCAATGGGGCTCGCCGGAGTGGTCAGATAAGCGAGAAAAGTTTCTACGCCAACAGTGGGAGCGGATCGACCCCGGAGCATTTAAACGCGAATACCTCAACCAATGGATCGTAAAAGACAACCATTGGATGGGCTCCGGCGTGTGGGACACATGCGAGGATCCAGAGCTGTTGCCCGACCCGGCCCAGCATTGGGCCGTGGCGTGTGAGTCAGACTTTGACGGAACCTCTCACGCTGTCGCCATTGCCTGGGTAACCGGCCAAAACCTCATCGGCGTCAAGGTCACCACCCACCGGACCATTAAAGATGTTGACGAGCGTCTAGCCGAGATACGCGCCCTAAACCCTGACCTACATGTGGCTATTACGCCGTCATATATCGACCGACTAACCTCACACTCTGATGCGATCGTCGGTCAGCGTGAGGCCCAGATCGCTACCCAGGTGATGCTCGACGCGTTTAACCGGTGCACGATTCGGCACGACGGAGACCCAGCGCTACTTGATCAGTTCACGCGCTCGACTATCAGCAAGCGGTCCGGCGGTTGGGTGTTGTCATCGGTGGCCGGATCCGGTGGCGTCTATGCGGCGCGGGCCGTAATGTTCGCCCTGGCACAAATAACTAAACAGCCGAAACCCCGACCGATGATCTACTCGAGGACCGCAACACGCCGATAACCCCGACATCCCACAACACTAGGTGGAGTGTGCTAAGCGGGTAATAATACGGGTGTGGCTCTACTCTCCCGTGGGCTCCGACTGGTCGGAGCATCCCAAGCGATCTCTAACGATGTCCAGGCAGCGTCAAAGATGGTCGCGGATGCTCCGACAGTCCGGGAAGCTAACGCCCTCCTAGCATCTATCACGGCGTCCGGCCCCTATCGGTCGGTAATCTCTAGCGCGTACCAGGTCCCGGCGTATGTCAAAGCTCTAAAGACTTATAGCCACACAATCGCCACATTCCCACTTAGGGAGTATGTCGGCATCGACCAGGTGGTCGCCCGCTCATTTCTCAATCAGCCGTCAACGATTGGCACGTACTGGTCACAAATGACCCGCCTAGTTGAGGACTTGCTCCAATACGACACCGCGTATTGGTACGTCACATCGAGGACGTGGGACGGATTCCCCGCAAGTATTGAGCGGATGCCCTTTACGGAAGTGAGTTTGCAGAACCCTAACCCGTTCGCCGATATCCAATTCCAGGTCCCACTAGGGACCGTGTGGTGGAATGGCCTAATGATCCCGGGCTCCGAGGTCATCAGGTTCGACGGCGACGGCCTAGGCGGTTGGCTAGTGACCGGCGCCGCCGCGATCAACACCGCCGCGGCCTTGGAAGCGGCTACGCAGCAAATGGCCGAATATCCACTACCACAAATAGTCCTGAAAAATAACGGCGCAGACCTACCGGCTACCGCGGTCGACGCGTTGCTTGATGCGTGGGAGACCGCTAGACAATCGAGGACCACCGCGTACGTGAACTCGACGATCACGACGGACGCTATGGGATGGAACGCGGCCGACCTACAGCTGGTCGCGGCGCGTGAGGAATCGGCCCTAATGATGGCGCGGCTATGCAACCTTGACCCCGTATGGGTCGGCGCTGGCGTCCCGTCCGGATCACTTAACTACTCAAACCGCGTCGACTTATACCGGCAGTTACTTGATCTATCTTTGTCACCCATCATGGCCGCTATCGCGCAACGTTTATCTATGAACGATGTGACGCCGCGGGGCCGGGAAGTTAAGTTCGATACAACAACATTCTTGCGCTCAAACCCTGCCGAGATCAGCGCACTAGCGACAGTGCTTATCCCGCTAGGCGTTCTCACTCCTAACGAAGTCCGCGGCCTACTCGACCTCCCAGATTTGGAAGTGACAATATGAACAAAACCGAGACACCATTTGACCTAGTAGTCGACTACAGGGAGGACCGGGCCGATGGCGTTATCGCCACAATGTATGGCCGGGCCGTTCCCTACGACACTCCGACGACAATCTCAGGTGTTGAGGAATCGTTTGCACCTGGCGCATTTGACCCCGCGGCCGTGATTGGCAAGCCTCTAGCGTGGCGGCATGACGCCCCGGTCGGTGTCATCACCGACGCAAGCAACGAAGCCGACGGACTTTACATCACCGCAAACATTCTCGACACAGTCCAGGGTAGGGACGCGGCAACATTGGCAAAAGCGGGCGCGGTAAAGGGATTAAGCGTGGGGTTTGCTCCCCTTAAAAGTTTACGGAATAAGACAGGCTCAACAATTAGGCATCTCAGCGCTCAACTATTTGAGACGTCACTAACCCACATGCCCGCCTATTCCAGTGCGGGTATTTCATCAATAAGAGAAGAGACGACAATGGATCCAGAAGAGACCACCGAAGAGGCCGTAGTGGTCTCAGAGGATAAGGAAGCCCGCGAGGCTATCGCGCAGGTTCGCGAAAGTGTCGCAAAGATTGAGGCCCGCGCATACACCGCCGAGCCAGTCCACCCGCTTGCTCAATACCGCAGCTTCGGGGATTACTCAAAAGCAGTACTCAACGGCGAGACCGAGTCACGCGCACTATTCGACCAGGTCACCGGCGACAACCCCGGCGTCCTGCCACCCAACTGGATGCTACAGGTTATGGGCATCATTGACCTCGGGCGGCGCGTAATTCAGGGAGTCGGCGGCCCACAGTCCGCAGGGACCGCAGGCATGGACATTAACTGGCCATACTTTGACGGCGTTCTTACCGACATCGTCGAGGCACAGGCGAACGAAAAGGACGAAGTCAACTCAGTACAAATCAGTATTGAAAAGGGCACCGCGACTCTCGACACCTACGCCGCCGGCTCGGACATCTCCTACCAGCTCCTGCAACGGTCAAGCCCGTCCTACCTTGACGCACATAACCGGATCATGGCCGCGTCATACGCCACCGTAACGGACCGTAAGTTCACGGCCGATCTGTGGGACGACGGCACCGGTATTCAGGACTACGATTTTGCGGCCGACACAACCGGCGCAGGATTCCGAGAGGCCGTATTTGCAGCATCGGTCAGTGTTGAGGACGCCACCGGGACACCCGCGACCGCGGTATTTGTCTCAACGGCAGTCTTTACCGCTATCGGTGGTTGGTCGACCTTCCAGCCAGAGCCTTACACGGTCCAGAACGTGTCAGGTGTTGCGACCGCGTCCACCCTGCGGGTCAACGTGTCGGGGCTTCCTGTTATCCGCGCCGTCTACCTTGACAGCAATGCGGCCTACAACGCCATTGTCACGAACGGCGCCGCGGCCCGCTGGGTCGAGGACGGACCACGCCTAGCAAGTGCTGAAAATGCCGGAAAGTTGGGTCGCGATATCGCGATCTATGGCTATGGCGTCACCGCGCCATTCTTGCCAGCCGGCATTGTCAGAATGACAAACGTCTAAACCGGGTTAGGTTAGGGGATTACTGATGGCATTAGTGACAGGTCAACAAGTAGCCGACGCGCTACAGCTGACCTATGCGGATGACACGGCCGGGTTTACCCAAGCCGCCGCAGCTGCGCAACTCACTGTCGGTAATCTCCTAACCACCGCCGCACTAGCCGCAGAAAATGCAGCATGTAAAGAGGCGGCGCTACAGGTCGGAA